TTCGGATGCGATGGAGACGGCTTGGTCGGTGGTGAGGGCGAAGGCGAGCAGCTCGGTGACGATGGCTTTGACTTCTGCTGGGGTTGCTTGCTCGATGTTGGCTAGGGCTTCAACTACAGCCTTATCGCTGATGGGTGGGAGTGGTGCGTCTTCGGCTGGTTCGCTTGTCTCAGGGGCTTGTGGTGCTTCTGGCAGGGTGTCTGGTGGTAGGGGCAGGGTGTCTGGTGGCAAGGGCATTGTGTCTGGGGGTAGGGGGATTGTCGGTATCGTGGCTGGTGGTTCTGGCATCGTGTCAGGGATAAGGGGGAACAGTGGTTGTAATACGACTGGCAATGTATCTGGTGGTTCAGGGATGGTCTCTGGTGGGGCTGGCATTGTTGTGGGTGGTGGAGGCACCGTTGCAGGTGGTGTGGGTTGTGTGGATGTTGTACTTGTTGTGGAAGTTGTGGTCGAAGAAGAAGTCGTAGTTGTAGTCGTAGAACTTGTAGTAGTAGTCGTACTGGTTGTAGTTGTCTGAGGAATAGTTGTCGTAGTCGTAGTAGTCGTAGTGGTGGTAGTGCTGGTCGTAGTTGTGGTTGATTCACCGTTCGTTGTGAACGCTTCATCCGGAACGATTGCCCAACCTGTGTCATCAATGTTCCATGCGAGCATCAGACAGGTCGATCCGCCGTTCTCGTACATGAACAGATTGAGGTTGGCATCGCCTGCACTAATGTCTATCTGCCCAGACTCATAGGCAGAGCAACCCTGATCGCCCCAGTTGCCCCACTCATTCCCACCAATATTGATACGGCCACCATCATCAGAAGCCAACCAGAACTCAATCGTGTTGTGTTCAGGGATAGTGATGAACCCAGTCATGTGAACCATGAACAGATCGTTCGTGCAATCCAAGTACGGCTCACCGTCATACGAACGATTGATGTTGTTCTCAACCTCCGAACCACACAACGGATACTCAGTGTCAGACATGACAGGAGGTATCTCATCAATCGTGTAATACGACGTGGACAAACCTGGTGCCGGATCAGCTGACGCTGAAGGAATGAAACTAAAGATCGAGGCCAGAAGCGCAGGAGCAACAATCAGCCAACGCGACTTGAACACATCACTCAGGCTCAACTACTGGCGGCACAAAGTCTGTGCCATTCCATGTGTAACCGATACCTGCGTAGCATCCTCGAAAGTTGCCGTTGTAACTTGTTTGCAACCATTCGCCTGTATAGCCAAGTGATGCAATAAACGCTTGGCCTACTGGCTCGCTGTCTGGAAACGGTAGGTCATCGCAGTCATTGTTCGCAATAACAATTACTTGCTCAACAATGGTGTCTGTTACTTGTGCAAAGTTTGCCATGTCTAAACCTTAAACCTTATGTAAACAATTCCCGAGCCACCGTTACCGCCTGCAAGACTGCCTGCGCTTCGACCACCACCGCCGCCACCCGATGCAGTGTTTGCTGCCGCTGCCGTGCCTGCTGTACTTGATGTGCCGCCAGCACCGCCAACTGATGAGCCACCTGCACCACCGGTGGTACCGCCACCACCGCCGCCGCCAGCCTTGAATAATGCGCTACCAGCAATAAACGCGCTGACATCGTAACCAGCACCACCAGCACCACCAGCAGTAGTTACACCGTTGGCACCAACTGCTGTTGATCCACCACCGCCACCTGCAGCCGTATTGCTTACACCGTTGCCACCTGCAAAACCTGAAATGCTTGGTGACATAGACGCTGCACCAGTCAAAGTTTGTACTGAACCTGCACCGCCACCCGAGCCGCCCATGTTTGCTTGCGTGTAGGACGCGCCGTTATATCCGCCACCCGGCCCACCGCCAGCAACACTTAACGCGCGCGCCGTATTGTCAATACTTGATGATGAACCAGCAACCGCAATACTTCCTGAACCACCTGCACCACCTGAACCAATAGTTATAGTGGTGTTTGCTGACAAATAAATTGTTTGTTGGGATACACCACCAGCACCACCGCCGCCACCAGCGGAACCATCGCCACTGCCGCCGCCTGCACCACCTGAAAACATTAAGACATCAAACAAACCTGATTTGCCGACAGTCAGTAAAGCCGATGCCGTAAAAGTGAGCAGCGTGTACGCAGTGCCAGCAACAGTGATGGCTGTTGAACTTGCGCCACCTGAAGCAGAACCATAACCAGTTGACGCATCAACCCATGCTGTGCCGTTGTACACCTGCAACTGTGTTGCTGTTGAGTATGCAACCATGCCTGCTGATGGTGATGGTATCGCTGAAGCCCGTGCAGCTGTGCCTGCGAACACCATGACGGATTGATCCATCAAATAGTTCTGAACATCACTTGATGTCAGCACATCTCCAGGTGAGAATGTTTTTCTTCCTAAGCCAGCCATGATGCCCCTATTCTATACCGTCACCCAAGAGGTGCCGTTGTAAATAACTAAACCGTAAGCAGTCGAGTATGAAACCATTCCTGCCGATGGACTAGGTATCGCTGTGTTGCGTGTTGCTGTACCAGAGAACACCATGACCATTTGATCCATCAAATATCCTTGGACATTTGCACTGGTCAACACTTCGCCTGGTGAGAATGTTTTGCGTCCTAAGCCTGCCATGATGTTTCCATTCTAGGTCAAACCGTAGAGGCTTGAATCCAAGGGTGAGGTGTCCAATACGAACGGCAACAGAAGTTGGACTTGACCCATTCCGATGGTGACGCGATGTGTTGATGGGTTGACTGTGTGCCGGATGGATTCGACCACCACGTTCTGTGTCACCGTTGCCGGTGTGCCAGTAGCAAAAGTCTTAGTCACCGACAGGATGTCGCCAATCTCTAGCCCTGCCATCTGTGCCTGCTGTGCCGTGGTCAACGCATTCAACAACACATCCATCTCTGAGAACCTGACCACAGGTTCCTGAAACCTAGACAACAATGATGCAGCCAACGCTGATCCAGCAGCATCAGTGGCCAACGGAACCCCAGTCAACGACAACGCCTTGATCCCATACGCAGTCTGCGAAGCAGTACCAGACGCAATGCTCGAAGCCGTACCGCCGTCAATCTGCACACCCACCCTATTGATGACCGTCTCAGCCCCATACACATTCGACAACGACTGAATCGGAACACCAGCCGTACCACCAAACGAAGCCACAGCCGTCCCAAACGAAGTCGCAATCCGAGCATCGAAGTTCAAACTTCCAGAACGATCAACAAACAAACGCCCACCCTCAGCCGTCGCCACATCCTGCAACGCCTGCAACACATTCGTCGCATCGTCATACGCAACCGTTCCACACGTCGCAACCCCAGTCTCAATACTTCTAGTCGCAGTCGAGAACGCCACCTCTGGTCGATCCAAGATTGCTGACACACGCGCAGAGGTGAGTTGTGATGAAGGGTTGAATGCGGTCAGGACGGTTTGACCGAGTTGGCCGAGTGCGTCGGTGGCAACGATTGTTGCTGTTGATAGGTTCGGTTCGGCATAGTCCATGTTCAAGTCGTAGACGAAGCCTGTGAACATTGCTGTCGTTCCGGCTGTACCGCCATACACCTGGAACTTGCGTCGAGGTGCAATACCAACAGTGCCACCCGAATACCACTCTGATGCTGTGTTCAACGGGTCAAAGTATCGTGCAGCTGCACGATCATCGGCTTGAATCGTGCAAGACGATGAAGGGAACGAATCAAGTTGGGTGGCACGACCACGATTGATATTGATGTTCGTCACATACTCGGTGATGTCCACAAAGTTTGTTGAACCATCCAACACATCAGTGCCATTCAAGACGCTTGAATCCAACGTGAACGCATCAGCCAAGAAGCCGACATCCAACAACACCTTGTATGTTGAACCCCACTTGGTTGCTTTAGCCATTAGAAGAATCCTGTGCCACCGTTGAGCCTGCGATAACGATCCGACAGGTTCGCCAACTCTTGTGCAACCTCATCTGGTGACGAAACAATTCCAGCAGTCACAGTCACATTCTGAGTGAACCCACCCCCAGCAGTGGAGTTGAACCCAGTCGAGTTACCAGTCACCGTTGAAGGAATAGCAGCAGCGACACCAGCCATCGGGTTCGCAGCAATCACCTTTGGATACAACAGTTGAGTCTCACCAACCTTCTTGATCGCCTCACGGTAGTTGTCCAACGCTTCAGTCTCACGATCAATCGCATCAGCCACAGCCTCAGTCGCAGCAGACTGCTTCTCCTTCGCATCAGTCAACGCATCAGACAAAGTTTTGAATATCTCCGAACTCTCCGAAGCACCAGACACCGCTTCACTCAACAAATTAGTTGCAGTCTTCAAACCATTAGTCGCCTCAGTCTGCGAATCAATCGCATCAGCACTCGACAACTTCGCCTCAGCCAACGCAATCTCAGCCTCACGAATCATCTGAGGTGTTGATTCTTTATCCTCACGAACCTTCTTCAACGCCTCCTCAGCATCCTTGATCGCAAACAACGAACCCTCCACGTTGTACCGAGCACGTTCCAACCCACGCTGAGCCTGCTCCAAATCCTTCGCAGCCTTCCTAGCCTGTGGCGAATCAGCACCATATCCAGCCCGAGCCTCAGCCAATGCAGCCTCAGCATCAGCCACACCCTGATTCGCAGCCGTCAACGACTTACCAGCCTGCACCGAAGCCTTCTGCGCCTGAGTGAAGGACTTCTGTGCAGAGTTGCTTGACTTCAACGCATCCGTATAAATCTTCAGTTTCTCGGTAGCATCCTTGACATTCTTCGCTGCACCGCCAGTGCCTTTGCTCATCTCAGTAATCTTTGGAATAATTTGTGTCACTTGATTGGTTGCTGATCTAGTTGCTTGACTCATACGATCCAACGAGTCCGAAACATCCTTTGGCGGTTTGCCCATCTGAGCCAACTGCAACTGCGCAGCATAAACCTTGGCACGGAAACCATCGAACATTGCACCGGCACCAGCCAACGCCTCATTCGTTGCATCCTGCACTTTGGACATGGCCACAGCAACAGCCAACGACTTACCAGCACCAACGATGTTGCCCTGCAACCCGAAGCCAAGCGCAGCAGCATCAGCCAAAATACGCACAGTCTTTGATAGGTCGTGTGTGAAGTTGAGCAGAGCAATGTAAGAACCTTCAAGAACATTGACGGTAGTGATACCGAACTGCCCCATCGCAGCCACACCAGCAGCCAACGCTGGGACAAGACCCTTCTCACCAAGCGTGTCAGCGAACGCCAACACACCTGGAACAATGTTTTCGTTTATGAACTTGACAAAAGTTTTGAAATAAGGCAATAGAACTGTGCCAAGTTCTGTTGCAGCATCAGTCAATGAAGCCTTCAAGATTCGCATCTGGTTGGCGAACCCATCTGAGGTTCGAGCGAAGTCGCCTTGAGCCAACCCTGTGTCCTTGAGTATCAATGCGTAGGCGGCTTGAGTTTTCGCATTGATGTCCAACGCGCCTTTGCCGTCATACAAACCAAGAGTCATTGCTTCTTGTTTCAATCTTGTATCGTTGATTGCAACACCGAATCGTTTCAACGGTTCAGTTTCACCAGACAAACCCGAACGCAAAGCTTGGATTGCATCCTCAATGCCGGTGTTGTTGAATGATGCTAAGTCAGCAGCCAACCCGATCAACGTGGTTGACATCTCGGCTGCTTGACCTTTGCCAGTACCGAATGCCTGCAACAAGTTTCCGAATGTTCCTGTGGCTTCTAACGCAGCCTGCTTGGTGATACCGAACGCCTGTGCTGACGTTTCAGCAAACTTGTTGACCACACCAGCTGAAGCACCAAAGACAACATTCACTTTGGATTGTGATTCTTCCAAGTTGGATGCCATGCTGACCAACTTGAACGATGCAGCAGAAACTGCACCAAAGGCTGCTGTGCCTGCAATCGCCATTGTCTTGAATGACGGCAGAACAGAAGCAATCCTGCTTCCCATTCCACTTACATCATCGCCAACCCTTTTGATGCCTCGAAGCGCACCTTGGACATCTGAAATGAACTTGACAACAAAGGTACGTTCGCCAGCCATGCGGCAATTCTAGATGACATCCTGACTGGCCAAGCGCACGGCTTCTCGGTACTCGGCAACCATCACACGGAAATCATCAGCCATTGTCTTCCACAATGCATGACCTTGAAGATGTGAATACTGTGTCATCGGTTTGGCAGCATCCCACCAAGCATCATCCATCTCCACACCAACGGTGCGCTTGCGTCGAGGTTGAGCAGACTGACGTGGTGACGCTGGTGTTGGGTTCCGTGCAGGTTCGTATTGGAAGTCGGTGTCAATGAATACACCTGATTGTTCGTGGAACTCAAACGGTTGATCTGGTGCATGTTGCGGAAGGTAGAAGATACGCGCAGCATCTTTCGTTGCAGGGTCACCAACAAGGTTGAGTCGTTCATGCAACTCAGCCCACACAGCTCTCCACAGTCCTGCCGGTACACGCTCAGCCAACGGAAGAACCAAGTGGTAGTGAGGATCATCTAGTCGATGTGAGTAGGTGGAGTAGGCAAGATACTCAAACCCGTCAAGATTGGCGTTCGCAAACGATTCGCCGTCCATGTCAACGACCAACGCTTCAATGAACCTGATCGCAGTATTACCGCGAGTCCTACCTGGGTAGTACTCGACAGGTGACCACAATGCACCATCAGACTTGTTGGCATTCTCCTCATGGTGCATCAAGCGTTCCTTGAGGTCAACCCAATTCGTGGCGAACGGCTTCGGCTGAACAGACTTGACCGAATCAAAATAGACAACCATGAACGCCTCCCTACCTACAGGGTAGCGAAACCACAGCCAAAGTCAACTATCTAAATCACCTTCATAGAATCACTCAACAGAGGGCCGGAACCAACCGACTCGCGTTCTATCGCTTGCGCTGCTCCCTTAGCTGCCAAGCCATCCAAGACTTTTTGAATCGCACCCAAATAAGCGTCAGCAATATCACCCTTATGTTTGCGCACCGCAGGCCAAAAGAAGTAACCAGATTGCCCACGATGGCGAAGGAACTGGGTTGTCCTACCCCCACCCTTGCGGAACATCTCAGTCCCAGCGCGTGACTTAGCCCCAGCCACAGTGAGGTTCCCTGATCCATGCGAACCACCACCGAACTCGGCACCAAAGAACACATCGCCTCTGGTCACCTTGCGCTTCACTCTGCGACGTGTCTTGATGTTGTACGAAGAACCAAACTTCCTCGACCTGGAATTGAATGTTGAGTCTTCTTTCAGTTTGATTGTTGGAACACGATCACTGGTGGCGACCATGCCCTTCATCACTTCCATAGCCTGACGATTACGTGTCACCGAAGCTGCTTCAAAGGTGGCTGCAACCACGATCAAATTGGCAACTTGTTTTGATGCGATACGAGCGTATTTGTTGAACTCAGGGTATTGCTTAGCAGCATCACGAAGATACTCAGTGATGCCGAGTATCTGTACCGGAGCGTCGTTCTGAACATTGGAACGGAATGTTCCTGCACGACTTGCGCCTGGGTTAGGTCTTGCCATGCACCGATACTACTTGCCTAGGTGAATGGCTCTCCATCGAAGGTA